GGATCGTTCCTTCCGCCTGTTCCCTTCAGGTTCAAGGTCACCCGCGGTGAGATCACAGGCTCACAGACGTTCTCAGGTCAACCAGGTCCATCCGAACAGGCCAACGTCTCCTACTACTGGGGCGTCAAGTTCGAGAGAGCTTCGACATCGTCGGATCCGACATCCAATGATGTCCTCAACCCCAACGTCGTCGCCGAGAAGAACTCTCTCCTCGAGTCCTTCACCAAGTTCGTCGGAATAGAGAAGCTCGACGCCCTCGTCTCTGGTTCCAAGGCTGACACGACCCACAACAACAAGTTCACTCTTGCGAAGGTCGCGCTGTTCAACGCATCGCTGACGGATCTCACCAGCTCTGTCAACGATCACATGAAGGAAGCAGCGTACATCAGGAACGCGACGCTCGACGCCACCGATTACACGTGGACAGAGAACTCTCGCAGAAGACTCACCTTCGCGTCTCTTCTTTCGACAGCACCCGCTTCGACATTCAATAGGTTCTCGTCGTATGCCAAGTTCACCAACTTCATGTGTGGTGGTTTCGACGGCACCAACTTCCTTGACAGAGACGCACGTCGCCTCAACGATAAGTCGGTCTCATTCGATGCAGGCACATCGGGCGGTGCCTCGACGAGCAACTCGATCAGCGGTTTCGCAACCAACCCATCGGGCAGAGCGACGAGCAACAACGGCGTCGCATCCTACTTGACGGCCGTCGACATCCTCACGAATCCTCTCGAGGCCAACAACAACATCCTCACCATCCCGGGTATCCGTGAACCTTACATCACCGATCAGACGATGGCAAAGGTCCGCGACTACGGATTGGCGATGTACGTCATGGACATTCCATCCTACGACGACGATGGCAACAGACTCTATGACAACTCGGCAGCGAAGCCGAACGTCACGACGACGGCCGCTCAGTTCGACGGCCGCTCGATCGACAACAACTACGCAGCTGTCTACTACCCTGACGTCTTCATCGACGACGCAACGAACCGCCGTCGTGTCAAGGTCCCCGCTTCGGTCCCGGCCGTCGGCGCCCTTGCCTTCAATGACAGGGTCACGTATCCTTGGTTTGCGCCCGCCGGCTTCAATCGTGCAGCACTCGACTTCGTCTCCAACGTCACGGTCCGCCTCGGTGGAGCAGACAAGGATCGTCTCTACGAATCACGCATCAATCCCATCGCCTCCTTCCCGAGGTTGGGCTACGTGATCTACGGACAGAAGACGCTACAGATAAACAAGTCAGCCCTCGACCGCGTCAACGTACGCAGGTTGATGCTGGAGATCAAGAGAATAATCGTTGGAATTGCACAGAGGTTGGTATTCGAGCAGAATACACCTGCAGTTCGTAACAAATTCGTTGCTGACGCTTCATTCCAGCTCGGTCTCATCCAGGCCCAGGCCGGTGTCGAAGCGTTCCAGGTCGTGATGAACGAGTCGAATAACACGGTGGAAGACGTCGACCTCAACAGACTCAATGGTCGAATCGTCGTGGTTCCAACCCGTGTGGTGGAATACATCGCTATCGACTTCATCATCACAAATAGCGGCGTGCAATTCGTCTGAAATTCGTCGTCAGGCACATAGTTAGAAATCAAATTGGGAGCAGATAAATGGCACAACTGAAATTTGGAAGCGCAGGCGTCACGGCAAGAGAGATTGACATCTCGGGTCCAACCACGCAACAGCCTGTCGGCGTACCTGCCGGAATCGTGGGAACCTCTTTAAAGGGTCCGGCGTTCGTCCCAATCACTGTCGGTAACTTGTCTGATTGGTACTCTAAGTTCGGACAGACAGACGGCAAGAAATTTGGACCCCTTGCCGTCGTCGAGTGGCTGCGTAATGCGCAGTCTGTCACTTACTTGAAGGTCCTCGGCGTCGGCGACGGTCGTGAGCGTAACGCAGACGGTTCTGTCACGTCGGCAGGATTCGTCGTCGGTGAGCAGCAGCCCAGCTCTGCTACCGGTTACATCACGTCGAACACGAACGCTTCTTCCGATGGTGCTCTCGGTCGTCTCTACTTCCTCGGTTGTTTTATGTCGGAGTCTGTAGGTTCCACGTACTTCAGCGACGCAGGTCTTCAAGGACCTGGTTCGGTGACCCCTGGATCGACGACAGCACTCCCCATCGTCAGAGGTGTCGTCATGGCTCCTTCGGGAGTCCTCCTGACACTTTCATCGTCTGTGACTGGCATTAACAGTGCAGTTCCTGCTTCGACAGCCATCGGTCGCGACGGACATTCATCGGTCCGCGGCGCCTCGCTCGGTTCCGTCGTCCTCACGACCAGCACGGGACAGACGAAGCAAGAGTTCACGATGTACCTCAACGGTCACAAGGGTCTCGATCCACGTTATCCCAACTACGTCGTCGCATCCTTCGATCCTACATCCAACAACTACTTCGGCAAGATGTTCAACACCGACCCCTTGAAGCTTCAAGAGGCCGGCCACTATCTCTACGCTGACTGGGAAGTCCACCCCACCCTCGCAGTCATCACCGGTTCAGGTCTCATATCGACAGCCAGCGGTTCTGCCGTCAACAGCTATGGTGAACCATCTGCGTTCTTGGTGACCTCTTCGCTGGGTCGTCACGTCGGCAGCGCCACCGTACCTGACTACGAGACATTCGAAGATCGCTTTGGTCACGCTAAGTCTCCGTGGGTCGTCTCACAGAAGTTCGGTGGAAAGTCGCAGAACCTCTTCAGACTGCATGCCCTCGACGACGGTGCAGGCAATTCGACACGTTTCAAGGTCTCTGTCGAGAACATCACCGTCTCGACCGATCCACTCAACAAGTATGGCTCCTTCGACGTCGTCCTCCGCGACTGGACCGACAGGGACCAGGACAAGAAGAACCTCCCCAATGAGATCTATCGTGGTGTCAACCTCGATCCAACGTCTGATCGCTACATCGCCAAGGTCATCGGTGACGTCTACGCATACTTCGACTTCGACCGTCAGGAATCGGAGCAGAAGCTCGTCGTCGAGGGTAACTACGAGAACAGATCCAACTACGTCAGAGTGGAAGTCCATGCAGACGTCGAGAACGGATACGTCGATCCCGAGGCGCTCCCAATGGGCTTCAGAGGCATCGACCACCTCGTCACCTCCGGATCTGCTCCACTCGCCGGTTTCGGTGGGTTCGAGTTGGCCGCCATGGCCTCCACGACATTCAGCCCAACGAACAGGGCCGTCACTCCTCCGCTTCCTTTGCGTGGCAAGATCACCAACATGGATCGTTGGTCTGCTGTGGAGCAGGTCAACTCACGCTTCTACTGGGGCGTTCAGTTCGAGCATCCATCGACAGTCAACAAGCAGAACGACAGCGTGTTGCCAAACAACTCGCTGAAGGCATTCGCCAAGTACTTCCCGAACTTCGCAGTCGGTACCGCCAAGTTTGTGACGGGCAGCAACGATGGTCAGGCTTCTTCTGCAGCCTGGGGCGTCATCGATGCCGACGCATTCTGCAACAACTTCTTCTCACTCGAGAACATCCAGGTCGTCACCGGATCTAACGGCCTCGCGGACCCATCCAAGTGGGCCAAGGCTGTCTACGTCAGAAACGGTAGCGTCGGCAACAAGAACCTCACCGAGATAGCGGCCGACAGCTCCGGCGACGAGACGAAGCTTCGTGCCTTCAAGGTCGACGACATCCCAGGAAACAAGCAGTACGCCAAGTTCACCTTCCTGATACAGGGCGGTTTCGACGGCGTCAACGTCTTCAACACCGACGAGTCCGAGATCAACAACAACGCCGTGTCGTCTGACATGGACGCTGCCGCAGGCCGTGGGCTTCAGAACGGACCCAACGTCCGTACATACCTCAAGGCCCTCGACGTGATGAAGAACACGACCAACGTCGACATTCAGCTCCTCGCCATCCCAGGCATCCGTGAGCCGATCGTCACAGACGCAGCGACCCTCGCTGTGGAGGAACGCTTCGACGCCCTTTACATCATGGACATCGAGCAGCTCGACGAGAATGGATCTGAAGTGAAGCTCGATTCGCAGCTGCCGTCCGTCACCAACTCGATGAACCAGTTCGTCAACCGCTCCGTCGACTCGTCCTTCGCCGCGGCCTACTTCCCAGACGTCCTCTACCGTGACCCCAAGGGAACCAACATGAACGTGCCGCCTTCGGTCCTCGTCCTCGGTGCCTTGGCGCTCAACGACTCCGTCGGTCACCCATGGTTCGCCCCCGCGGGCTTCTCGCGTGGAGCTCTCCCCGAGGTCGCCCTCGAGCCCCGCGTCAGGTTGGCACAGGCCGACATGGACAAGCTCTACGACAACTCCATCAACCCCATCGTCGCCTTCCCAGGCGCCGCCCGCAGCGGCACCAACCCACGCGGTGGCATCGTGGTGTGGGGTCAGAAGACGTTGCAGACGGCCGCTTCGGCCCTCGATCGCGTCAACGTTCGCCGCCTCCTCATCGACATCCGTCGTCAGGTCCGCGAGATCGCCCAGACGATCCTCTTCGAGGCCAACCGTGAGGCCACCCTCGCCCGCTTCTCGGCGGCCGTCACACCACGCCTCCAAAGGATCCAGGCACTCGCAGGACTCGAGAGGTTCCGTGTCGTCATCGACTCGTCAACGACGACGCAGACGGACATTGAAAACAACACGATACGCGGTAAGATATTCGTGCAGCCCACCAAGACCATCGAGTTCGTGTCGCTCGACTTCGTGGTCGCCAACAACCTTACCCAAGTACAGTGAGAATAAATGAGAATAACTCGCCAACAGCTATCAGACCTCATTAACGAAGAGATATCCTCGGCCCTCCTGGAACGTCAGAATAGGCGTCTCCTGGAGGAGGTCGAGGAGCATCAAGACTCCACGCCTGCATCCCAGTTCTTGGAATTTGCGCAGAAGTATTTCAATACGTACAGAGAAGACAAAGAACTGATCTCGGTTCTCAAAGATGTCATCAAGGGCCGAGGAGAAAACCATCACATGAACGATGTCATGGCCGTACAGAACATCTTCGGCGGCTACGGAGACATCGATTCGTACTTTCAAGAAGCTCTTGCGGTTGCTCAAACCGACGACGACGAAGAAGACGACGGCACTTTTGCCGCTGCAGTCAGAGCGAATCGCTGATTTCAACAACAATTTTCGACAGACAGAATACTTAGAACAGGATAATAGGAGACCACCATGGCCGCAGAGACACTAGACGTAACATCGATGATACCTGCCAAGTTCGAACCCAAGCGTAAAAATCGCTGGATATTAATGGTAGAGGGCATCGACGCCTACATCATCAAGACGACGGCACGCCCGACCATCCAGACAGAGGAAGTTGAAGTCCCCTTCATTAACTCGCGTCGCTACCTCGCCGGCAAGACGACGTTCTCGACGATGGCCGTCACCCTCCACGATCCAATCGCCCCCTCGGGCGCACAGCAGGTCATGGAGTGGGTCCGCACCCACTTCGAGTCTGTCTCAGGTCGCTCAGGTTACGCCGACTTCTACAAGCGCGACATTCAGTTGAAGCTCCTCGATCCCGTCGGCACCGTGGTGGAACTCTGGGACATCAAGGGAGCATTCATCACTGAGGCCAACTTTGGTGAAGTGACGTACGAAGACGGTGGACCCACCGAGATCTCTCTCACGCTCCGATTTGATAATTGCGTGCTTCAGTTTTAGTAGAAGTCTTATACCGAATCATTCGGTGAAGTATAATTACCTCCATGGGATTAACCTGTGGAGGTTTTTATGTTTAAGTGTCCAAAATGTGATTATGAAATTAACAATATGAATTCGCTTAGAATTCATGCCTCAAAGAAGCATGATGTAAGCAGTGAAGATCTTTATATCGAAGTTGTGCTAAAGGGTGTCAAACCTACATGCAAATGTGGATGTGGAACTGCAACCAAGTTTCACGGTCCTCTACGAGGATATTCTGAATACGCATGGGGACACGCAGCAAAGATCAACAACAACTGGGGCAACAATGAGTTGGCCAAAGAAAAGAGCCTTAAGACTCGCAAAGAAATGTGGGAAAGAGGAGAGATAAAAGGCTGGTGTGCTGGATTGACGAAAGAAGATCCAAGAATTGCTTCGATAGTGAAGAAGATGAATACTCCTGAAAGAGCGAAGAAGATCTCAGACTCTCTCTCCGGCAAGAAAAAGTCTGATGATCACAAGGCAAAAATAAAAGAGCAAATGCAGACCTATTGGTCTAATGAAGACAACAGGGCAAAACAAAGTTTGAGACAGGCTGAGTGCGTTAAAAACGGAATGTTGACAAAGGCAACTCGAGTCCATGGCTACTTTGAGAATCCAAAGAAATCGACAAAGGCTGTCTATTACAGGTCTTTGTTCGAGCTTAATGCCGTCCTCTACTTTGAGAACAATGATGATATCATTTCATACGAAATGGAACCACATCGGATTCAATATGAGTATGACGGTAAAATTAGGAATTATGTCATTGATTGTTTGGTTGAGTATGCAAGCGGTAAAAAGACATTAATTGAAATTAAGCCAAGCTGTCACACAAAGGATCCTAAAAACATTGCAAAATTTAATGCAGCTAGAAATTTTTCAACTAGCATCGGTATGTTGTTTGAAATATGGACAGAAAAGACTCATCCTTTTATTTGCTCTTTTTAAGTCTCAGAATCCCTTGCCGTTCGGTGTGTCAGGATTGTAGTAGATGAGTCCTGTCAGGTCGGTGGTCTTCGATATCGTCCCTGTCGAGTATGAGAAGGTGAGGATGTCTCCGCCACTCATCTCGCCGAAGAACACTTGAATGGGATAGTACTGACCCGCGACGAGGTCCACCGCACCCGATTCCTCTTTTTGACCGTGCACTCCGCTGTTGTCCACAGTGGCATTTTCTATCGTCCAGCCCGACAGCGCCGCGTCTCCCACCCACACCAGCGATGAGTCATCGCTTAAAGTGTAGAAGGTGTACGTCTCCGACGTGGGAGCCCGGAAGTATCCCGTCCAGCGGCGGCTGAAGTTGCTTCCGTCGTCTGTCCCAGGTTCCTGTATCACGTCTGTCGGGTACGTGGTGGTATCAGGTTCTCTGCCGTCGAACCACGCCATGTCATCGTTGAAGTAACCGCTGGTGTACAGGTCGTTCTTGATGCCGGCGACTACGTTGGGAGCCACGGACCGAGGCCGCTGGAAACCGCTTCCAAATCCGTCTCCCCCAAGAGAATTAGAGAATCCGCCTCCAAATCCTTGAGTAGTGCTCATGGCGCAGAGCTCAATACCTCAATGACGGGATAGTAAGTTGCGTTCGCTGCATCTGCAGGGTCGGAATAGATGTCTGTAGTCGTGGGAATCGGTACGTTAGCCTTCCACATGAGGGCGACACCTATTTGTGTCGATACAGATCGATATACGACGTTGTAAGTCCCTGCCGTCAGAGTGACTGCATTGGTATCATAGACGGTGTAGATGTCGTATTCACTCAGGAGGGTGTTGACCGTAAATGGCGTAGTCCTAGTCGCCGACCTCACCTTGGAGTTAGTTGCGAACGTTTTTGTCGTCAGCGCTCCGCCGTTTATCGATCCACAGACTTGACCGTGAGAACAGCGTCCATGTCATCACCAGTCATCGTCAACCAGCTAATCCTGCAACACCAATTGATCTTCTCTTGGAGAACCCCTAATTGAATCCGGTTCCTCCTATGTCGCTGGAAAATCCTGAATCGAAACCGTTACCACCGGCCATGCCCTCATCCTACGCCACTGAATCCATTCGATCCAGTGATGGGTGTCAGCATTCGTGAGGGGATGAATGTGAGACCTGCAAGCAGCGTGAACGTGTTCGTCGCCCCAGAGCTTCCTGACACGAAGATCCTATCTGTTCGTAGTTCACCTGAAAACGACTCCGATCCGCTGAGAATGAAGTAGTTCGAGTTGCCTGTCGTGAGACCAAGTCTCGTGAAACCTACAGAGATGGTGTTTGTCGACGTGCTCGTGTTCTTGAGGGTGATGAACCTCGTTACCTGTGGAAACACGATCTCTCTGATGGAGCCCAGGGCCACTGTCGAAGACGTGACGTAGGGTGTTGCCGAGATTTGATACGCTGAGACGTAGCCTTCGCCTTGTACGGGATGATTTAGAGCCATTGATACACCTTATCACATTTAAGTATCTTAATCCAGCAATACTGCTTCCGAAATACGGACATGAAATTTTGGTGTCTTTTATTTACGTGATCATCAGTTTGTTTATCTTAAATGTAGGAGAGAGTATCATATGTCAGACGACAGAGAGCAGAAGAACGCTATATTTGCAAAACAGGGACCAGCCGGCGTCGATCCGAGAATGCCACGCATCTCACAGGCCGACAAGGCCAAGGCAGACTTCGGCCTTGAGATACCCCACGAGATCGTGCCTCTTCCCTCCAACGGCAAGGTCTATTCTCAGGAGTCCAGCCTCTATGACCATGAAGTGGTTGAGATCCATGCGATGACTGCCCGCGAGGAGGACATCCTCACCTCCAGGTCTCTTCTCAAGAAGGGAACTGTCGTCACTGAGCTCATTAGGTCGTGTCTCATGGACACGTCTATCAATCCTCTTGACCTTCTCTCTGGCGACAGGAATGCTCTGATGGTCGCCATTCGTATCACAGGCTATGGTCCTGAGTACGCAGTCGAGTTGGAGTGTAGGGAATGTGGCGTCAAGTCGCCTCACGACTTCGACCTCGGTGCGCTTCCCATCAAGAGACTTGAGATCGAGCCAGTGATTCCTGGCACTAACCTCTTCGACTTCAAGCTTCCGATGAGCGGCAAGACTGTCAAATTCAAGTTCATGACGGGCCGCGATGAGGAAGAGATGTCTGTCATGGCTGAGAGGCAGAAGAAGCTCGGCGTTGCAGTCGATTCATCTGTGACGACGTCTCTGCTCTACAGCATCGTGTCTGTAGACGGCGTCGAGGATCGCTCCAAGATCGCCAACTTCATTAAGATGATGCCCGCCCGCGATTCTCTCGCACTCCGCAACTACATGCGTGACAATGAACCCGGCATCATCATGAAGCAGGAGACGACCTGTAGTTCTTGTGGGCATGCAGAGGAGGTGAACATGCCCCTCGGCGTCAGCTTTCTTTGGCCTTCGACCTGAGGACAGAGAAGCACTCGTCCTCGAACCATCGTTCCTACTGATATACTACGGAGGATTCACCTGGTCGGAGACACGGCTTCTACCGGTCGCCTACAAGAAGTGGTTCATCGAGCGTATCAGTAAGGAACTGTCGAGGACGTCGGAGAACGGTCAGACGCAGAGTCGTGCAGTGCACCAGAACTCCGCAGAGACACGAGCGATGCAGGGACGCACACGTGAGTCTTCTCCATCGAGATTGCGACGTTTCACGTAAATTGTGAGTACATTTCCGACTGTACCTTTATTTACTTGACGAGTAGGAGACATTCATGGAGTCCGACAAAGAAGACGCCTTAAATGAGAGACTGTACGTCAACTTGACAGGCAAGTTGCTTCTTGCATCTCTTGGTGCATGGTTGGTTGGCAAGGTTGTCAACACAAAAATTCGTGGAAATCAAGATGAGATATCGGCCGTCTCAAATGCCCTGATGGCATCCAGACGTTTTCAGGATGAACTAAACAAGCCTGGTGCGTCTGTTCAGTCAGTCATTGAGAAGCTTCGCGTCAAGCAGATGTCGGCCTCTGAGTTCGAGAGAGTCCTCGGAGTCAAGTGGCCTCTCTGATCGGATCGTGATCGATGGCTGACACTACGGACCCTAAGGCGATGGAGGAGACCGCCAAGGCGGTCGCTGCGTTGAAGGCGGCGGCCACCGATACAACTCGTGTCTTTCAGGAGCAGCTCAAGATCGTCACACAGATGCGTGACGTCATGGCTCAGATGGCCGGAACGATGAAAGACGTCGGTGACAAGGGGTCGAACATGATCGATCCGAAAGTTCTCGACGAGGCCGCCAAGAAGCTTGATCAGGTCCGGCACGTCACCACACTCACCCAAAAAGAGTCGAAGGGTCTCCTCGACCTCTTCAAGAATCCCTTCGTCAAGGCAGCAGGAATGGCGACCGCTGCCATTGGTGGACTCTTCTCAATCTTTAAGAGCGTCGTCGGCATCACCAAGGGTGTCCTCAGCTTCATAGGTGGAGTCGTCAACGGCTTCATGTCAGTCGGCAGGTCCATCCTATCAATTCCCTTCAAGATGATGGACGTCCTCTTCAACATGGCGTCCCGAGGCGGCGACAACGCATTGGCCGCGGCCTTGGAGGATGTCAGAGAGGAGTTCGGCAGCCTCAAGTCTGAATCGTCTCAGACCATCATAAATGTCGCCAAGAACATGGACAAGATGAACGAGACAGGTGTCAACGCCTATCGCGTCTACGGTAACTTGGCAGAGAGAGTTAAAGCAGTCACAGCCCTTGCCAAGGGTATGGGTGCCACCTTCAGCGTCTTCCAGGACGAGATCATGAAGAATGGCGTCGCCATCATGAACTACCAGCGTGGACTCGGAATCACCGATGAGCAGATGGAGAAGATCGGCTACCAGGCCATGAGAATGGGCAAGGACATTGCCACCGTCCAGAATGAGATGACGAAGCAGGCCCTCGGCATGTCGAAGGCGTTCGGTCTTAACGCCAAGGTTCTCTCAAAGGACATGGCGAAGGCCATGGCAGACCTCGCTCACTTCGGTCACTTGTCATCCAAGGAGATGGGAGTCACTGCTGCTTTCGCTCAGAAGATGGGTGTCTCCATCGACAAATTGACCGCCACGATGGACGCGACGAAGACGTTCGACCAGACCGTGGAGGGCGTCAGCAAACTCAATGAGCAGTTCAATCTCAACATCGATGCGACCGAACTGATGACTGCCGAGAATCCTGCCCAGCAGGTTGCAATCCTGCAGAAGGCATTCCAAGCCGCAGGTCGCGACGTCTCAACTATGAACCGCTTTGAGAAGGAACTCATCAAGAGTACCGGATTCATGGGAGATGAACTCCTCAACGCCTCACTCTCCGCCAAGGGCATGTCCGTCGACTTCGCCGCAATGCAACGTCAGGGTGACAAGAACGAGAAGAAGACTCTCACCCAGGCAGACGCCATGAAGGAGCTCGCCGACTCCATCAAGAGGTTGACACCGTCCGGTGACATGGGCAAGGGCGGCATCCTCGACAGGTTCCTGCAAGGAATCAGTCACGGAATCGAGAGATCACCTGAATTCATCAGACTGATGGAGAACATCCGTCAGGTCTTCAGGGACGCCTTCTGGGCAGGTCACAAGTTAGGTCGAATGTTCGTTGACCTATTCCCAGGTGTCAAAGACGTCTTCCAAGGTCTGTCCGAGCTCTTCGATCCTGCTCGATTCAGAAAGATGTTCGATGGTGTTCTTAAGGCATTCGACGTCTTCAAGACTGGTGGCACCGGAAAGATGGAAGACTTCATGGAGAACTTGCACAAAGTCTTCTTTGATTTCTTCGATGCAGGTAAAGGTCCCGGCAAGAAGATAATGAACGGCTTCTCACAATTTGGACAGGTACTTTTCGGTATTGTCAAGGGAATCGCCGCTTGGACATGGGAGAAACTGAAATCGCTATACCGTGATTTCATAAAAGAGATAGAAGATCCTGGTCCTACCACACGTGCAATGATGAATGCCGTTACAAAGGGAGCTCAAGATTTGGCAGGTTGGATAAAAACCGCCTTTGTACCTTTTACCAAGGACGCAATCATTGCATTCACGGAATGGTTGAAACCTGCGAGTCTTAAGGGACTCTCAGCAGCCGTTCCGGACATGTCGGAAATGAAAAAATTTGCAATCGATGTTTTCACACCATTAGGTGGAGCATTGCGTGACGCGTGGGTCGAACTCAAAGAACCACTTAAAGAATTAGGAAAAACCATAATCAAAAAGCTCCTCGAGATGCTTGAGTGGGCCTGGGATCAAGTACCAGACTCGGTAAAATTCAAGTTTATGGTGGCTAAGTGGGGTCCAGCCTTAGTACAGTCACTTTTTGGTCCATTAACATTGGGTCTAGTGAAGGCAGGTCTCCTCGCATTCTTTCCTAAGTTGGCTGCAATGATGGGAATTGAAGCTGCCGCTGCCGGTGCAACAGCAGGTACTGCTGGCGGCACCGCATTCCTTACGTCACTGGGAACGACGATAACTGGTGGCTTCGCAGCAGTTACCGCTGGTATTACTGCGTTAGGCGGCGCGTTGGTTGTAGGAACAGTTGGCATAGTTGGTGGTGCTTTTGGAGTAGCTTTCGGAGCCGGAATCGACGCAATTATATCCGACAGATTCGATTCTGCCAATAAGAAAGCTCAGGAAGAAGCCAAAAAGATAGAGGATTCAAATAGCAAATTATATGATTTAACAGCTGCAGAAAGAAAGAAAAAGTTGGAAGAGCAGCTAGCTGCGCAACAGAAAGTTGTTGAAGAAAATACAGGATGGTGGACCGAGCACATGGACATGCTTTATGGCAAAGGTAACGCCAAACTAAATGCCCAGTTAGCGGCCGATGCCAGCAAAGCTATGTTGAACGAATTTGATGAAGCGTATCAAAAACGTGTCAAAGAGGAAGAAGCCAAAGGTCAAGCAAAGATAGCAGCCGTACAAGAAGAACAGCGTAAGAAAGCTTTAAAAGAAGCTCAGGACAGAAATCTTAAAATGGTTGGCGACATAACTTTCGACAACGCTGAAGAAAAGTTTAAGAAGATAGAGGAGCTTTCTAAGAAGGTCATGGGCACAGATTTTAACCTCAAGGCGAAGATGGAAGATATAAGGAAAAAGTTGTCTGACGTCGACTTTAACCTGATGGATTCTACAAAAGAAGAACAGCTCCTTCGAGCAACAGATCAGATGCAGAGGGTTCAGTCCATATTCAAGAACACATCTGAGATAGCTGGTTACATTGATTCTACAAAAGTTGCCTTGGAAAAAGTAGACAAGGACAAGATCTTTTCTGGTTATGACAAGCTTGAACCTATTATCACCAAGGCGCTCAACACAGTAAGCAATCAGGATCAAGAAAAAGTTAAATTGAGTCCCGATAGATCACGCGACATATCTTCCATGTTCTCGTCAATTTCGGAGATAGTCAATAACCTGTCAAAGTTTGATGACAAGATGCAGAAGGTGGCGCCTGCTCTGCCCTTAATGTACTCGTCTTCTGGGAAAACAGGTTATCTGTCTCATTTGCAACAGGTTATAACCGCAGCCCTCATTGCGGTCAACTACCATGACCCTACCTTAATAGCCGCAGGTCCTGATCGCGCCGCAAAGATAGGTGAGATGTTTGACAAGATGTCGATAATGACGGGATCGATAACGGCATATGCCGAGTCTAACTCTAAATTGTCGACAAGCGTCCTAAACACAGGCATCCAGAAGTCACTCCTCGCCGTCAGTGACATGGTCGCAGCGGTGCAGCAGATGGATACGGCCCTGTCGCAGATAAAGGCCATCGACCTGACTGCAAAACTTGGTTCTGTCGCCAACGCCGTCGGCCTCGGATCCTCCAAGGTCTATACCGTCAACGGTAAAGAAGTCGCGGTCACCATCAACCTTACTGTCACGATGGATGCCGGTGAAGTGGAGAAGGTCATCATCGGTCGCAAGGAGTCTGTCATTCGTGACAGAATCAACTTCATCCTCGATGGAGCCATGTCGAAAGACCCACAGGCCGCCGCCGCCGCAGTCAAGCCACGACCTGAAGCAAACGTAGACACATCTTTTGGATCAAAAGCCGCAGGATCAGCGTAAGATAATGCATTAGGCGGTGAAACATGAAGAAAGAAGATTACCTGAAGTCTCTACGACAGAACGAAGTTTTCAAGAAGGCCCTGTCACAGGCCACGTCCGACAAGGAACGACAGGCCATCAAGGCGTACACCGAAGACTTCCTGATAAATTTCTACAACAATGTCCTCGGTCCACTGCAGACTGCCATCGAAAAGGATCCTGACTTGTTAAACAAAGTGGCAGCGGAGCTCGACGACCAATTAATTACCAGTGGAAGTTTAGAAAACAATAACGATGTCCCAGAACAATGATTCTCCCAGTCGTGGCTCAGGGTCCGGTCTTGATACAGGAACCGGTGGTTTTCCTATTGACGACAAGTTGTATTCGTATGACGTTGGAGTTGATGACGACGGCACAGGCCCACGACCCAGCTGGTCTTCTGGTCAGGTGAAGGTCAACAACGCCAACAAAGATCTCTCAAAGGGAACAATGAAAACGATGGCGTCCTATCTCAGTAGGACGACACTTGGTAGCACTGAATCTTCTCCAACGCAGGCCAAGAACGCCTATGCCGTGCGACATGGAGAGAATGTCGATCCCACTCTGTTCTCTCTTCAAGACATCGACGGTCGTCCAACAAGACCTTCTGAGACGAGTAACATCGAGAAGTTCATCGATGGCAAGACAGTCACGGGTAAATCTGATGCGGCGACCAACTTACCTGAAAAATTAAAAGGTCACACGCTGCTTAAGGATGCCACACCTACTGCTCCTGCAGCCTCTGCAATTGGTGGCAAGTTCACACCTTCAATGAAGACGAGCAAACCATTCGTGAAGGATGACAAGGGAAATTATCCCAATGAGTCTGCTGCCATTATTGGGAATTACTACGGTGACTCGAGGACGCTGAGCAATTCCGTTATCTATAACAGGTTCAATGCTGATAACGGCAACACTTACTCCGAGAAGGGTGCCGGCCTCACTCAGTTCCAGTTCGCCTCCAAGTACAGTATGGGAACCAGCGAAGCTGACAGGAACATGTCACACGGACGCCTCGCCCAGATAGGCAACGCGTTATCTATAAGAGCCGGTCTCGAATTGACGTCGACTCAGGAGAACAACAATCCTACGGGAAACGCCGCCACTGCTGCGGCCTTCCTCCCCGGCGCAGCGCAGCTCGGAGTCATGAGGATTGAAAGAGACACGTTGACGGCTCGTAGTGTCATCGATGATGGTCTCTTCGACAGCATTGACACCGACCTGTTGATAGATCCGGCCGCTGAGTCTTGGGGCACGCTCAATAACGTTCTAGATCACTATGCAGGCATCTCTAACTTCGGCATGCAACTTTTATCGGTTGCCTTAGTCGCCGCGCTGGGCATCGCTGTCGCTGGGTTCATGTTGCTCTTTTCTTTCAGAGGTGATACGGATTTTGAAAGAGCTGAATTTACAGGACAGAGATTTTATGGTGCATCAGCAGTTAGCCCAAGTGATCCTGGCGCCGGTGGTGTCACAGAGATAGCACGCAGATTATTGTCCGGTCAATTGAGTATCTGGCAATTGCTTGGAATACAACCCACATTTAACAAGTTTGAAAAGTGCCTGCCTGTAGGAGCCTTACAGTTCTTTGGAATTACTTCCAACAGCAGTGAAATATCTTTTACAGATTTTGCAGGTGAAGTGGCCTCAAAAGGTCTCATTTCGGCAGCTCAAAATCCAGGTTTCTATGCTGTTATGGCGAGATCATTCAATAGGTCTTTCGTTCTACTGACAGATTATTTTAAGAACTTGGCAGCTGCATTTGGATCGGGATTCGTTGCAGGAATTACTCAGATATTCTCTATCATAGATGTTCTTAGATCTTCTAAATTCATCAAATTTTTGAATATTTTTGGACAGTTAGGGGATAAAAATATAGGGCCAGGTCTGGCTAAAAACCCTTTTGGTCCCGCCGAGATTGAACAAGGAGTAAGAGGATTTGGCCAAAAGTTCATATCGGACATAGATAAGGCTGCAGCAACTGCCGCCGGGAAAGGTCGTATCAAGTTAGGCGAATGTGCTTCGCTGACGCAGGCTCGTTCCGCGTATCTTGCCCCTGACCTGTTGTTAATGCCTAACATTTATAAAGAAAAATTTTTAGACGACCCTCGGTTTACACCCGTTAATCCTGTCAAGAAAGTTATTTTGACCACAGAAGACAATGCTTCCTTTGACGGAAGGCTGTTGGCGACGGAAGGAAGAATTTCTTCCGATACTAGGAAATCGATGGAAGCATCTCTTGAATCAGAGTATGTTCCTTTTTACCTTCATGACATTCGTACGAATGAGATCATTAGTTTTCATGCATTTCTAACGTCATTGTCTGACGGTTACACTGTTTCATATGAGTCAACAGAGGCGATAGGCAGGGTTGAGCCAATAAAGACTTACAAGGGAACAACACGAAAGATAGGTTTTTCTTTCATCCTGGCAGCATTTTCACCAGAAGATGAGCAAGTCATGTGGATGAAAATCAATAAGTTATCGACGATGGTTTATCCTCAGTTTACCGAGGGTAGAAAGTTAACTCAGGGCAATTATTCTATCTCGGCGCCTTTCAGTCAATCAATATCTGCTGCGCCTCTTGTGAGAGTGAGAATAGGAGACTTGATACAGTCCAACTACTCCAAGTTTGCCCTTGCTCGTCTCTTTGGAATGTACTATTCAGACTCAGTTCTTGATGGAAAAACTCCAAATGGCACTAAACCTGAGAAGACTTATGAAAAAGCTTTCAAGGAACAGCTTAAAGAAGGCAATACTTTTTTACTAAAAACAGGTTGTTTTCTACCAACTGAAAAAATTGACGCAGCAAATCTGTTGAAGCAAAGAACTCTGTCAAAAGAATTATCCAAGTTAATTCACACCTTAACTTTGCCTCCGAACGCTGAGTTAAAGATAAAAGAAGTAAATAACGAAGACAATTTTTGCATCTGTACTGTTGTAGAGAAAGTTGCGACAACAACAGACTCCACTAACGCATCAGGTCCTGTTGCAAACGCCGTATCGGCAATTGGAGCGCAAATAAAAAGAGCAGGCGATGTGCTAAAAAAGCAGCTACCCACCACCGGCTCTGATTCTTTGATTGGCAGACAATTCAAGATCGAAAAGAATTCTTTAATACCGACTGCTGAAACTGAGAGAAAGATACAAGCAGCCATAACGGCATCAAAACCTGCTGATGCAAATGCCTCATATGGAGATAATGTAAAAAAATTCATGAATGAAACGAACGGGAATGCGATCTCCAAATCTTTTAAATCAGTCGGTGGAAAAGGTCTTCCTGGTTTCATAGAGTCTTTGGAATTCGATTGGTATGACAAGGTCACATGGAACACTCGCGACGAGGAGAATCCATATGAACATAGGGCACCAAAAATGTGCAAGATAACGATATCCTTCGCACCATTCCATGACATCACACCAGGCCTTGACCACGTGGGTTTCAACAGGGCACCAATATATCCTATCGGCCCAATGGCACCACAAGGAGAAGGAGAATGATCCATGGCAGTCAGTAGATACTCTCGCGATTCTCGAATCAACCTTGGTCGTCAGTTGGGCACTTCCAACGCGTCATTGCAGTTAAAGGCAGCCATTCGTGATGGAATCATACCGATAGTGAGACAAATCATTGCCACAGGTGATGATAGGTTGGACACGTTGGCCGCAGTTATTTATGGTGAAGCCAAGTATTGGTGGGTGTTATCTGTCGCCAGTGGAATTGGATGGGGATTGCAAATTCCTGCTGGCACGGTCATAAACATCATCAGACTTGAAGACGCCTTATCAGTGGTGCAGTGACATGGATTTCAGTAAGCTCGAAAACATATACAAGTATCTGTCTCCCTCTGATCTTGTGAGAACATTAAAGCTACAGAATCCGTCGCAACCAAGGGACCTGTATGACATCATGCTGTCGATGCTCCTCAGTAGCGATGGCATGATGTACACCGACGAAACTATAAGAAGCAACATCAACACCTATCTTGCAGGAGCTGACGTCACCGCAGAGCAAAAGAAGAGCCTCAACCTCGCCTTTCACTACATATCAAACGTCAAATCTAACATGAATGATCAAGATTATTGGAAGATTGGTAACAAAGTTGTCAATTCAATTAAAGAAATAGTTCCGAAGTTGAACGATTCCTCCAATACGCCCTCCAGCAATTTTGTGACATCAGCTGTCCTCGTTAGAAGCCCTTATCTGAGCCCCTCCGTCAGAGGGGTTGACTCTATTGATTTTTTCCTCAATTACACTCCACCAATCGTGGCGAATCAACTGGTTCCATACCTCGACGTCGAATTCAAATTGACATCAACATCAAAAGAATTTCTGAATGTTCCAAGTCCAATGAGGTTCCTCTTGGGAACGCAGGCCAAGAGCAACTTAAACGCATATGATAAAATTTTGGCAGAAGGTGATTCCGCATCAAATGTGACGACAAAAACCACCAACAAGGACGGCACTGTCAGTCAAAAAGAACTGTACTCTTCCGTCATGGGAATGGAAATGTTCATGATGCCGCAGAGTCTCACCAACATGGATGGACTCGAACCCGTCACAGGAATTAGACTGGCCAAAGCAAAACCTTTTTTACCATTCGCTTCTCTCCTTGGCATGGACATAAGCATCAACAATGCCGGCGCCGGAAAGTTCTCACACAAGAAGGCGACCCTCAAGTTACGTTTACACGATAAAGCAAGAATAGCAGAATTCGCCGATTTCATCAAAGGTTCTTCAGGTTACAATCATACTGTCATTTGGACGACTTACGGTTGGCTGTCACCTCTTAATATGGGAGACACATACGAATATGGCAAATTCATTAATGACACAATGATGGTCAGAGAGTGTTGGACCGTCGCCAACTCTCAATTTTCGTTCGACCAGACGGGGCAGGTTAATTTCAACCTGGAACTCCTGTCAAAGGCTGCATCGACCTTGCTTGACATTCCTGTCATCACTACTGTTCATCAAAATCTCATGGACTTCCATAAGATCATTCAGCAATTGCGAAGGATCAGAGGTGATATAGATGAGAGTAAATTCTCCATCAACGTTTCTTCTGCCAAAGTGCTCAACGAAGCCACATCGACGGGCATGATCTCCGATATCAAAGACGTACAAACCATCATTAACAATCTGCAAGCTGGCCTGAACAACAGCGCTGTCGATCCAACCGACGCAAAAAACCTGTCGGACAACCTTGGAAAGCTGGTCGGCAAGAAGAGTGCATACACCGCAGACAAGGTGAAGACCATGATTGCAACTGCCGTGCATGATGATTTTGTAAGTCTTAACAACGGTGATGATCCCTTCCTTCCGACTTTGGAACGTGCTGGCGTCTTTGGCGAGGAATTCGCCAACACCATCTTGCAATTCAACAAAACAGCCGATGCACGTAATAAGGCTCTAAAAGCAGAAAAGGGTAGAATTCCAATAGACATGCGAGGAATTCCTTCTGTCGTTTCTTTTGGAAAACTTTTCTTGCATTTCATAGCGCCTGCGCTAAAGAATAGCAATAAATGTGATGAGCTTCAGGTCATATTTTATGGCCTCAATGGTGAGTGTGGACCTGCAAGCATGCACAGCATCGCAGAATTTCCCATCAACATGACCGCCTTGGCCTATGCTTACGCAGAGAAACTGAAGCAGATGAACGTCGAAGTCCTCAGTATTCATGATTTTCTTAAACTAATCATCGACAGCAACTTCGCAGATCAAAGAGGAATTGGTTACGGAATGACCAGTTTTTTCAAACCTCTGTCGTCGGATTCAAAACCTGCAGAACGTGCCGACGATGCCGCCTCAGAAAAAGGAATGATAGCGTGGCAGGCCAAATACGGCGGTTGGAGGCCACCCATGATCGAGATGTTCGTGGAGGCAGGTGAAGAAGGAGTTTCCACAAAACAAGTCACCAACAACCTGAAATCAGGTGCCTCGAGGCTTCAAGATCAACGAAACGACGCCAAGGCCAATGGTGGAGACAAGAGGCTCATCAAGAGGATCCACATATATGATAAGCAGCATAATCCTTACAAGCTCGAGCAACAGATCATAGACGCTGGTGATTCCTACGTCGTGGGATCAGTTAATACAAACCTTGCGGCGGCAACTTTCACCAAGATACTTGAAGGCAAGCCAAAGAAACTCAATTTCCTGAAGCAACAGCTCAACGCAGAGAAGACGAATTATAAATTAGCTCTTGAAAAATACGCCCGAGAGACGAACACACAAATCAATCCGAGCGATTTGTACGATCTCGAAGAGATAAAGCGCCCGGACGGAGACATAATAAAGATTCCAAAAGATCCTCGAGAATTAAAAAAGTTTCTAATGAGAGGAATGCCGTGCATCGTGCCAGGTACGAACGGTAGCATGATCATCAACGTCAACGTATCTTCAAAGACAGAAGGTCTGATGGCTGCATCCAACATCTTCAACGCGGCGAAAGCAAACAACTCCACGACAGCCGCAGCGACAGCGACCAATCTTGAAGGCGCAGGTGGATTGCCCCTCCGTGTCGTACCCGTTCAGTTGACGATGTCGACGATGGGAGTTCCTATCGCCAACCTGTATCAAACGTTCTTCGTCGACTTTGGAACGAACACGTCGTTGGACAACATCTATAGTTGCAACCAGATACAGCACTCCATAACGCCAGGTAAGTTCACAACATCGTGGACGTTCATGTACGTCGGTGGATATGGTAAGTTCGGCAATCCCCCGACCGTCCAATCTGTTCTGACGAAGGAACTCTCCGCCACCGCCGAGAGGTTGACTCCACCTGAAAAGGCACCGGAGCGCGCGCGCCCCTAAACTTGTGTAATGTTGCACGAGACGGTGTTAATATCGCATGGTGCAAAGGTTCACCATCGACTCATCCATCATCGGCGCAGACAAACACATCGTCTGTGATCCTGAGGGTTACACTTGGTCTGATTCGGTGCCGAAGGACTCGTGGCACATGACGGGTGAATTCAAGATTTTTGCGACCGCGAAGTGTCTCGACACTCTCTTGAAGTTGTCTCACAAAGAAGTGCCCACTGTACCTGAGAGGTACCTAACAGCCATGAGACACGTCGTGACAGGCTCCCAGGCCATCCCGTGGCGTTACGTGTTACCTCAGATCGAATTCAAGAATTACTTCAAAAACCTTGTGCAGGTAACCTCAGACATTTTCGATGAATTGCCCTTCGACTACTACGAGACGGTCTGGACGGCAGGATCGAGGGTCATCAACTCTTTAAAACCCGCGAAGGTCGACGTCTTTAAATTCACGTCACTCATCGAAAACAATCCTTCTTCACCCGGTCTTGAAAGCTTTAGACCGAAACGAAGCGGATTCACCCAACCTATCGAGTACGATCGCTTCGCCACAAGAACCGGTCGTTTGACGGTGATCGATGGACCAAACATTCTCGTCCTCAAGAAAGACTTCAAGAAGATGCTGACGTCATCCTTCGAGGATGGTCACGTCGTCTCCCTCGACTTTAAGGCGTTGGAGTCACGAATCGTTTTGGCGGAGGCAGGAAAGACTTCCGACGCCGAGGACATTTATAAGGACATATCGGACACCCAGTTCAAAGGTATGATCCCGCGTGATGTCGTCAAGGTCGCTGTCCTCGCAGAGTTATATGGAGTCTCAAAGAACACGCTGAAGTGGAAGCTGGGCCTGTCGGACGAGAAGGTCGATTCTTTCATCGATTCCATCAAAGATTATTTCGATGTCGAAAATCTGAAACAACGATTGAAAGACGAGCTGTATGAGGAGGGCCACCTCAAGAACAGGTTTGGACGTCGACTCGAGGTTCCACAAGCGCAAGACAACCTACTCATCAACACATACGCTCAGTCGACAGGCGTCGACATATCGCTTCTTGGCTTCGACAGAGTCCTATCGATCCTCGGTAACGAGGGTGTGAGGCCACTTTTCATCCTCCACGATGCAATAATCATCGACGTTAGAGGTGACAGACTGCCTGACCTTCAAGCCATAAAGAACGTCGTCGTCCCAACATACGACAAACCTTTTCCACTGAAGTTTGAGTTCGTGACCAATAGTTAAACTCATGAAGTTGACGATAGGTAGATTAAGGCAGATCATTAGGGAGTCGATCGAAGAGACCCTCAGCGAGTTGGATGCAGGGTCAAGAAACACAGGCTCTGAAGAACTGGCCGACATCCTCGGTTTTGATTGGTACACTCTGACGCCCAGTGAAAAGCGAGACTTCGGCGACTTGATGATGACGATAAAGGGTAGAGGAGACGACAAGCGTCTCCTGATAGCTCTCCACAACCTGCCTCTTGAGAAGCACTTCACTTCTTCAAGTCCTGGTGGTGTGTATGCAGCACCCGAAGCCGGTGACATCGATTTCGACGAGATGTTGCGAAAGATCAAGAAGAACTACGCCAATTGAACAACGACGTTTCGTGTTGTAGAGTCCAATCTATGGAACTCACACCGGAACAGATCACAGAGAACTTCGAAAAGTATCGCGGCTTCATGGAGAAGCTTGGTGATAGAGCAGAACCTGCTCTTACCCTCGTTGACCACCTTGGTGAGAGGCTGGCGCTCTGTCCCGCTTCGTCTCGTAAGGATTACCACCATGCGATCCCAGGTGGTCTTGTCGACCATTCTCTTCGTGTCCTTAGCAATGCGCTGAAGCTTGCCAAGGCGTTTGGATGGGATCTGCCGAAAGATTCTCTCATCATCGGTTGCCTCCTCCATGACCTCGGCAAGGTCGGCGACCATGAGAACGATTACTACGTTCCTCAAGATTCCAGTTGGCACATCGAGAAGCTTGGTGAGATGTACAAGCACAACAAAGAGCTACAGTTCATGACGGTCCCTGATCGTGGAGTTTGGTTGTGTCAGCATTTTGGACTCCGTCTGACACAACCGGAGTGGTTGGCCATCAAGTTAAATGACGGACAGTACGCAGATGAAAATGCTCCTTACAAGATGAAGGAGCCTACTCTCGTCGATGTCGTCCACATGGCAGATCTCATCTCAACAAAGCAAGAGAAGAATCTCTAGTTCCTGAATACTTATCTGCATGACCTCGTTGTTACGGGACTACATTTCTGCGATCTTACTTGAGATGAATAGCAACCCTGCGGTTGGTAATCAACTCATTTCAAGAAAATCAGGCGTGAAGAATCCGAGGACAACGAACACAACGGATAAGGACTCGGAAGAGGACAAGGAGGAAGACGTGGACGAAATGAATGTCGTCGCCAACATTGCAGGTTACACAGCACCTCTTGGTGCTTCTTCGGCGGACATGGGTGCAGAGCCCACGAAGCCGGGTCAGAAGCTAAAGAAGAACAAGAAGAACTTTGTTCGCTGGAAGTGATCTCTGTTGTGACAAACAATTGAACAGTCAGTCCTCCTTGTGATAGTTTGAGGATTCAAATGGAGACGGTGTCCATGGCACGGTGTCATGGAATCGTCGATAGGCGAAATTAGGAAGAGGAATAGGAATAAACATGGCAATCGATCTAGAAGCAATTAAGCGTCGTGTGGCAGAGCTCAGTGGTGTCAAGAAGACGTCTTCGATCCAACTCTGGAAGCCGGGTCTTGGTGAGCACAAGGTCCGCTGTCTGCCTTGGAAGAACATGCCGGATGGTCAGCCATTCGCAGAGAGGTGGTTCTACTACATCGGTGAGAACGCAGGCATCCTGACACCGAAGCAGTTCGGCAAGTCGGATCCCATCGACGATCTCATTCGTAAGCTCTACAGCAGCGGCAAGCCTGACGATCGAGTTCTCGCCAAGAAGCTCGCACCGAAGATGCGTTGTTATGCTCCCGTCATCGTTCGTGGTGAGGAGGACAAGGGCGTACAGATCTGGGCCTTCGGCAAGTTAGTTTACCAGCGCATGCTCGGCTTCTTCCTCGATGAGGAGGTTGGTGACATCCTCTCTCCGACGGAGGGCTTCGACCTCAAGGTGACGATCTCAAAGCAACCAGGCAAGCAATTCAACGATACGACCGTCGATCCTGCTCGCAAGTCTACAGCGCTGCACAGCGATGCAGCCACCGCACAGAAGTGGCTCGACAACATTCCAAGCATCGACGACATGTATCGCCTCAAGTCGACGCAAGAGATCGAGACGGTCCTCAACAACTGGCTCAGCGGCGGTGGTGGTGAACCATCTCAGGATGGTGGCGCTACTCGTGGTGCGTCCCCGGTCGACGAGTTGGATAACCTCGTCGCAGAGGTGAAGCAGGCGGCAGACAAGAAGCCTGCAGCGAAGAAGTCCGATAAGCCAGAGGCCAAGAAGCAGTCACTTGACGATGCATTCGCCGATCTAATCGGCGAGGACTGATCGTGAGGAGGGGACGGGCAACCGTCCCCTCATTCTTTAACCACAGGTGATTTAATGGCGAAGAAAGAAAAAGATACGGAGCTGTCTCCTTTGAAGAAGTCTGAAGTTGACGACATGATGAAAGATCTCATTTCGTCGATCAATAAGGAATTCGGAACACGAGTGGCTTATAACCTCTCCGAGATGGACGCTCCAACGATTGTGAAACGATGGATCGATACAGGATCCATTCAGCTCAATTACGCTATCAGAAATGCCGCCCACGGCGGATATCCTGAAGGTCGAATCATCGAGATTAGCGGTGCGCCGTCGAGTGGCAAATCTCACTTAGCTTATCATGCCGCTGCTGTTGCACAAAAACTTGGAGGTCTTGTAGTCTATGTAGACACCGAGAATGCCACTCCTGTCGCTAAACTTGCTGACATGGGCATCGACGTCAAGAAGAGATTCGTCTATTGCGATTCTCACATGACCGAGGAGGTTTTCTCCATCATCGAGTCTACGATCACCAAGGCAAAGCAGATCATTGAAAAGAACGTTCCCATCGTCGTGATCTGGGACTCTGTGGCCGCCACATCTCCAAAAGCAGAACTCGATGGAGAATATGAGGACAACACGATTGGTCTGCAGGCTCGTGTCATCTCCAAGGGCATGCGCAAGATCACAGGTGTCATTGGTCAGAACAACGTAACTCTCATCTGCATCAACCAGATCCGTGAGAAGATCGGTGTCATGTATGGCGATCCCACTACCACACCTGGTGGCAAGGCCATTCCCTTCCATGCTTCTGTGAGAATTTCTCTCACTAGTGGCATGCCCGTGAAGGACAAGGATGGAAACATCATTGGTATCCACGTCATCTGCACGCTCAAGAAGAACAAGGTGGCTCCTCCTTTCAAGAAGTGTGAATTCGACATCATCTTCGGCAAGGGCATCGTCGAGCACGAGTACATCTTCGATGAAGTACGTACTTGGTGCAAGGACAATGGCTCTGTATCTTTTGAAGGCAACAAAGTCTCCATCACCGGTGACGGTGCGTGGAAGGAACTCACTATTTCATCCGAAAAGACAGGCGAGGTGCTCATCACCAAGAAGTTCTACAAGGCAGACTTTGGTGAAGTGATGAAGGACGAGAAGTACAAGAAATATGTCGACGCTGTTATCGATGCTGCCTTGGCTATCAATCCTGGCACCATCGAACAGTTAATTGAAGAGGAGATTACATCTGATGAGTGAAATTGTCGTAGGTTACAAGAATCAAGTAGCCCCACTTTATGCAACACCCGGTTCTGCAGGTTGTGACCTAATTGCCAGTGAAGAAGTCACACTTGCACCTGGCAAGTGGGCAGCAGTCAGTACGAGTCTCTATCTGGAGATTCCCAGAGGTTATGTCGCTCAAATTTGTCCACGATCGGGACTTGCTCTAAGACATGGTGTCTCTGTCCTCAATGCTCCCGGAGTCATTGATTCCGATTACAGAGGTGAGGTAAAGGTACTTCTTGTTAACCACGATTCACTCAGATATACCGTAAAAAAGGGTGATAGGATTGCACAGCTTGTATTTATGCCTGTCGTCCAGGTACAAATGAAGTTGATCGATCAACTCACGGCGACCGATCGTGGTGAGGGCGGCTTCGGAAGCACAGGTAGATGAACATGGACCAGACCCTTCTTGCAGTGCTGTCATTTGGAGTCGGATATGCGATTGGTTCGCTCGACAACATTAGAAGATCTTTGAAGGGTTCTGGTTCCACCTCTTTCGTTTCTGAGGTGGTGAGAGAACAGAAACAGCAGGCACGGAAGAAGATCAGCATCGATGAAGCTAAGTACGTCACTGACATCTCCACAGACGACCTGGAGTCGAAGGGTGGGAAACTCGGTGTGGTTTCTCAAACCAACGATGACATATCATCAGCTGCAAACAAGCTTGCGCAACTTAAGAAGATGAAAGGATAGTTATAGACATGGCAAAAGGTTTAGATGTCGGTACGTCATTCATCGTCCTCTCATCTGAGGGCGAGGGTGGTACCGTTGAGTATAAGGATTTCAGAGATGCTTTCTACGTGATCAAGCCTACGACTCCGATCGCCTCCAAAATGATCGAAAAGGGCCTCACCGGAAAAGTTTTCGTAAAAGACACAGACGGCTCCTACATCATCCTAGGTAAGGATGCCATTGAAAAAGCAGTGGAGCGTAACGACTCTGCGAAGCGTCCGATGTATCGAGGTGTCGTCTCCTCCAAGGAGAAGGACGCTAGAAGAATCCTGTCCTACATACTTAAGGAAGTTGCTGGAAAGGCCACGAAGAAGGGCGAGAAGCTCGTCTTCTGTGTTCCTGCCCAACCAGTAGATCAGGAAGACGATGATTTTGATGTTGGCTACCATGAGGACGTCGTCAAGAAGGTCCTCGAAGAATGTGGTTATGAAGCTCGGGCCATTAATGAGGCAGAAGCGCTATGTTACTCGGAGCTTGCGGACGATGACTATACCGGTGTGGCCCTGTCTTGGGGCGCGGGTATGGTTAACGTTTGTGTCATGCTGAGCGGTGAACCTGTCGTTAAGTTCTCCACCACGAAGTCTGGTGATTGGGTCGACCGCATGGCCGCCGTAGCAACAGGTGAGACCGATTCCATCGTGCAGGCCGAAAAAGAGCAGGGCGATTTCACAATCGCGAAACCCAACGACAATCAGGTCCTCGCTGCGGTAGCCACATACTACGATCGTCTCATCGACTACACCACGAAACAACTGACTGCAGCAATGGATGGTCACAAGGCACTCCCGAAATTCAAGGATCCCCTGCCTGTCGTCGTCGCCGGTGGTACCACCAAGGCCAAGGGGTTCGTGAAACACTTCGAGAAGAAGCTGGTCGAGAACGGTTTCCCGCTTCCTGTTAAGGAAGTCCGCCACGCCTCCGATCCACTCCACGCAGTCGCCCGTGGTTGCCTCATCGCATCGCAAATCCTCTAATGGACGCTGAAGTAACATGGAAGGTCTCGGAAGACGTCAATGGTCTTCTCGAGGCCATTCTTAACTGCAAACGGGAACTGACGAAGAATTGTTTCGCCAAGTTCGGGTCAGCAAAGATCGCCGAGTACAAAGTTTTCGCACCGCATAAGGTGTGTGAGCTGATGTTGTTGACCGAGGGTCACACCTTGATCAAGGGGAAAGAGTTCGACACATATTGCCACAAGGCTATAACCGAATTCGAACATTTCAAACTCCTCAAGACAAAACTGTATGGTGACGGTGTCGTGAGAGTAGAAGCAAAGTTCGAAGTAGGTGAGGGCATCGGTAAATACTGGTATGGCAATGTCGTGCTAGCTTGACAAACGTAGTCCACTTAAGGTAGAATGACTTCTATGTCAGACGATAGACCCATCTTTGTGATTGATGGACTCAATATGTTCCTCCGTTCTTATGCAGCGTATCCTCAGTTGTCTTCGCACGGATATCAGATGGGAGGCGCTGTAGGATTTCTCAAGTCTTTGCAAAAACTCTGTAGAGAATACCATCCAACTATGGTGTATGTCACGTGGGAAGGTGGAGGATCACAGCGAAGACGTAAGATATATCCCGATTATAAGGCCAATAGGAAACCCGGTAAGTTAAATCGATTTTACGGGGACGACATTCCTGACACCGAAGAGAACAAGCAGCATCAACTGGTGACTCTCCTCGGTGCTTTAAAGAATGTTCCTGTCTGTCAGGTGTACGTTTCCGATTGTGAAGGTGACGACATTGTCGCATTCCTCGTCAGAGGTTCCTTCAGAGACAAGGACACCGTCATTGTGTCTGCCGACAAGGACATGTACCAACTCTTAGGTCCTAAAGTGAAGATCTACTCTCTCTATAGAAAGAAGTTCATCACCGATGAAGACCTATTCGAGGAGTTCCGAATCAAGGCACACAACTTCGCACTAGCAAAGTGTCTCTGTGGCGACGATTCTGACAACATTCCCGGCGTTCAGGGTTTTGGTTTCAAAAGCGTCGCCAAGAAATTTCCCATGCTTGGAAGCGATGACACGATCATTCTACAAGACATCATCAATTTCGCCCATACACAGAAAGGCGTCTTGTTCAAACGTCTCGTCGAAGAGGTCGATGTTGTCAATAGGAACTGGCAGCTCGTCCATTTGGACGGAAGCATGTTGTCGGGCGATCAGATGAAACGTGTGGAACACGTTGTAGATACATTTAAACCGACTGTCAATAAGATGGGACTCATCAAGTTGTTACTGAAGGAAGGGATCAGTGACTTTGACTATGAGGGGTTCTATTACGATCTCTCATGTGTCGATGGACTGAGGTTCGCTTCGGAGAATCAATAATGCAAGAAAACGAAAACAGACTCAACGGAGTTTCCTTCGGTCAATTTGGAAAGTCCTTTCAAGAGAAGTTGTGCCAGGCATTGCTTGTCGATCATAAGTTCGCCGAACAAATGATGGAAGTTGTTGATATCTCCTACTTCGAGGTCAACTATCTTAAGTTTTTGGCTGACAGGTATTTCGCATATTCGAAGAAATACAAGGTATTTCCTACCCTTCAATTACTTGTCACAATTATTAAGGATGACCTGAAGTCAGGAACCGACGTCATTCTACGCGATCAAATCATCGATTATCTTCAGAGGATGAAGTCAAATCCTGACGCAGGTGATCTTCAGTATGTCAAAGAGAAGTCTCTCGAATTCTGTCGTAAGCAGGCTCTTAAGAAGGCACTAGAGTCTGCTGTCGATCAGATGCAGGCCAATAAGTATGAGTCCATCGTAGAGACGATCAAGAAGGCTGTTCAGGTCGGCACGGCTCCGTCCGTCGGCCACGACTTCTTCAATGAGATGGACGCTCGATTCACGCGTCTGAAGCGTGACACCATTCCAACTCGCCTACCGGAGCTCGACAAGAAAGAGATCCTCAATGGCGGATCCGGTAAAGGCGAACTCCTCTGCGTTGTCGGCGCGAGTGGATCAGGAAAATGCTCGGTACGTGATACTTATATCCATGTCAAATACACTACCATCAAAATCAATGGTAAAATTTTCAAGCCCTGGGACAGAGTCTCCACAGCACGCGGCCTC